ACTGGAGTTGGTGGATATTTAAGTATGTTCTCTGGTGGTAAAGCACAAGAGTCTTTAGAAAAAGGATTACAGAACATCACAGGGATTGGTAATAATGTTACGTATAATTGGCAAAAATGGTTTGATGAAAAACTTGTTGAAAAATATGGAACTGACTATACAAAATTTTTACCTTTAGAAGAAAAACAAGATATTATTAATGCTTTTCAAAATCAAAGATTAACTACTAAACCTTATAATGCAGATACTCAGAAATTTAGTCAAGAGTTTTTAGATTTAGCAGGTTACAAAACTACAGAAAAACTTACAGAATTTTTAAATGGACAAGGAAATGAAGGTTCAAATATTTTAAATATTATAAAAGGAGATTTAAGTGGAGGTTCTCAATTAGATTCAATACTTACAAGAGTAACTAATGAAATAACAAGACTTGATGCAGAAAAAGATAGATCTTTAAACTTAACTTATTACACAGGAGAAGATGATCCTGATACTCCTGATGTAGATGAAAGAATTAGTAAAACAATAAGAATGGAAGCTTCTTTTGGTAGAGATTTTATTGATAATTATTTAACAGAAAGATTCGATACCTCTAAATCCATGGATGAATTCACTGAATATTTATCTGTAAGACAAGAGGAACAAAACCCGTTCCAAACACAAGACATGTTAAATGCAGTCAAACAAGTTGCTGATTTAAATGCTCAAAGTTTTTTAGATACAATTCAAGCTAATTCCAAAAAATATTTTGATGCAGATTGGTATATGAACCCAACACAAGTAGAGAATGTAGCAAGACAAACAGAATATGAAATTCAGAAAAATAGAATTGCTAATGATTGGAATAATGCTAAAAGTAATCCTGATGCTTTAGTAAATCCTGATTTACCTACACTAGGAACATGGAAATCACAGCTTTATCGTTTTGGTGTAGATCCAAATAATAAAGAAGAATTTGCAAAAATGCATTTTCAAATAATTGGACAAGGACAAGGTTATGATCCTGCAGAAGATCATATTAATCCTACTAAAGTTAAAAACCATATTTATAACAATATTCTTCCTTTATTAAGTGATGAAGCCTTAGAACAAGGTACTATTTTTGGTAAGTTTGTTACTCCAGAAGAATTTGCAGATGACATGCTAAAAGGTTTAGATCCAAAAAATAAAGATACTTGGAATGAAGTTCTTCAAAGATTTGGTTTAGAAGATTTCAAAGGTAACGTTGAAGAATTAAAAGAATACATAATGGAAACACTAAGAACAGGTTCAGCACAACAAATTAGAGAAAATATAAAATATTTAAATGAAAAAAGACAAGAACCTACACAAAAAAAATTAGGAGTTAGTTATATCCAAAGAGAAGAAGACTATAAACAAGAACAACCAAAAGGAGACACAGAACTATATAGTGTCTTTCAAAAGTCAGGTTATCAAGGAACTGAAGATGAATTTTATGGTGATTTCTTCCCTGACTTAAATCGTTCAGAACAAAAATTATTAACTAAAGGAGGAAAAGACGATCCATTAAAAACATGGGGATTAGATATGAGTGATCCCTTTGCTTCCCTTGGTACTATTAGTAGTTTCATGGATGAAGAAGAAGAACCAGAACCAGAGAAAGATGATCCTTTCAAAAAGAAACAAAAAAGTTTCTTTACTTTTGATGATGATGATGATTGGGGATATTCAACAGGTAAAAAAGAAAAGCAAGTACTGGACGAATTTACTACTTTATTCAAGGGATTGTAAACATTTTTTATAATTTAGTGTGTATATTAAGAGTAATAAGTATCATTTTTCATGTCAGATTTTTCATTAACTGTTAATTTGATTCGTAAATATGAAGGATTCCACGAGAAAGCATATCCTGATCCACATACAAATAAGGAGCCATACACCATTGGCTATGGAACACAATTCTATCCAGATGGTTCTCCTGTAAAAAGAGGACAAAAATGTACTAAAGAAAAAGCATTAGAATTTTTGTTTAATGAAATTGAAGTAATAAATAATGAATTATTAAAATTAAATTTGCCTTTAGATCAATACATGAAACAAAGTTTGATTTCATTTATACATTCAGTTGGATGGAAGTCTTTTTTATATAGTCAAATTATTGATTGTATAGAAAATGAAAATTTTGCTGGTGTTTGCGAAGATATAGGTCGATGGATTTTTGATGAAGAGTATCAAGTAATTGGTGGATTATTAGATAGAAGAAAAGAAGAAATAAAATTATTCTTAACTGAAATCCATACCAATGACTGGAAAAGCAGCCAAATTCTTTTAAATGCTTTTAGAACTTTTAAAAGTAGTCCAGGACAAATACGAGCAATACAAAAATTAGAAGAAAGTATTAATCCATATATTCTTAGCAATTTTGCTAATGGTTATAAAGTTGATATTAATGGTTTGGATAGCTACTCTGAAGATGATTTCATGTATGTTTCTGTAAGAGTCTGAATTAGAATGAACGAATCAACGAGCGATGAAATGACAAAGCCAGCAAAGCAAGGAGAATTTGTACTTCCATTGGAGTTACAATTTTCTATGCGAAAAGCCGAGCTTAATGCTCAAGAAATGACATGGGAACAATTATATTCAGCTCTACTTAATTTGTATTATCAAAGGTTAATGGAATGGCATGCAGTCAAAGAGCTAATGTCTGCTGAAAATATACAATTAGATTTCGATATACCTACAGATTTAGAATTACAAAAATTAGCAGAGGAATGTCTTCCTTTGGATGAAGAAGAATTAGACGAAGAAGATCCGTTTACTCCTGCTTAACCTAATAATTTATTTAAATACCATTTAGCTTTCTTTAAAGATTCAACACCGCCTTTGTGTTTTTCTCTCCATAGATATTTAATAATATTTCCTTTTAAATAACCACGAAATTCTTCTGCACTTAACTGAGCTTCAATAGCATCAATACATTCAATAGTCCCAGCTGCATAATGCATTGGACGATCTACATTATCAAAATGATGGAAATGCGTATCTTTTTCATCCATATTTCTATCTATAAATTCAGTAATTTCTTTCCATGCTAAATCATTTACTTTGCTTACGTCTATATCTCTGAGCAACTCAATATTTTTTCCAATATTAGCAACTTCCTTTTTTTCTGCTTCTGGGCCAGCCATACGCATTTTTGGAGAAGTTTCGTCTATTGGCTCAAGCCACGTCTCATCAAAGATTCTTTTTTCATTTTTTCTGATGGAGATCCCAGTGCTATCAGTATTTTGGGAGACTTTGGAGATGAACCTGGATATTGGCCCGAGTCCTCCATGGAAGGAATGTAGCCTGTTAGTCCTGCTCTCTGACTTTTGTCTCTCTTGTTTGCTTCCAGAGTTAGATTCCTTCTGTCCATCCCTGTTTCGCATGCAGTTAATCCACGATTATATTGATCATAGAGTGGAACATCGTTATTTTCATTACCTATATGACATCCAAAATCTTCTGCATCTACATATGCACAATCTAATTCGTCTTTAACAAAATCAACTAAGAATTTGTTTTTTGATGAGTATCCAGCCATTGGAATATACGAGTCTTGATGTACTCCTTTTACAATATTATCATGGCAAGTTTGTACAATACTAATTACGATCCTCAAAAGGATTCTGGTACTTCTGGAGTAGAGGTATCAGATCTTAATCCTGAAAAGTTATATGATACGGATTTAAGACGAGTTGATCCAGAACAAAGAGATAACTTAGATATTAATGATAAACAAGATCGTGTTTCTAAATTTATGAAATCAGCTCGTGCAGCAGGTAAATATAGACAGAATGCAGGTATAGCAGAACCTACTATCAGAGGAAAAACTCCTGTAGGAAAAGCTCAAATGGCAGGAGTTGAGTTACCAAGTTTAAGAGGAAGGAATTACGGTCCCCCTGGAGCTGGAGCAACTGAATATTCACGTAAGCCTAAACCTAGCTTTGGCTCTTTCTATGGGTTTTAAACAGTTGCACAGACAACTTCTTTAGGTTGGTTTTGATATTTACCTTTACGATCTTTATAACTAACCATACAAGTTTTACCACGGAAAAATAACAATTGAGTTATTCCTTCGTTTGCATAAATACGATTAAATAAGCCTGTTGAATTACTAATTTGCAAAGTCAAATAACCTTCCCAACCACCTTCTGCTGGTGTGATATTACAATGTATTCCTGTACGTGCATAGCTTGATTTACCAGCAGGTAAAACAGTTACATCTTCTGGAAGTTTTAAACGTTCATGAGCAACACATAAACAATATCCATATGGAGGTAATAAAAAATATTCTCCTTTTTCGTCTTCTCTTAATTCTGTTTCTTTTAATATTGATCTATCAAAACTTTTTGGATCACATACTCCTGCAGATGTTCCACCAAACAATAAACATTGCTTAGAAGATAATCGAATATCATAACCATAAGAACCTAGACCATAACTAAGAATTTTACGATTATTCTCTTCTCTTACAACGTGATCAACAAAAGGTTCAATTAATTGATCTCCTAAAGATAATGCTTTAATTTCCCAATCACAAAGGATACTCATAATTTTCTAGGCAGTTTTTTTAGTATAAGAACATCAACATAAAATGCGACCTTTTTCTGAATAAATACTAATAAAACGTTCAGTCATTTCAGTTGGATTATTAATAGGAGGAAGATACACAAGAAAAGAAGTACAGGTCTTATGTTTGCTAACACCAGTGCTTGTATTTTTCAATAGTAAAGGAGCAGTTTTTAATATACAGATAGGAAAATCAAATATTTTTTGTTCATAACGGATCAT